CTTGGATCTACAGAATTTTGCAATGAAGAGCTGCCAATCGCGCCACGAAGAATTCATTGCCCCGGCTGATAGTTGGGGTACCGGCTTTAATCCACAAGATGGGTTACCTCCGGTAACTGCTTCAAAATCAAAGATCACTTTCGATGATCTTCCCAAGACTTTCTCTGCATGTCACCCACAAGATGGGTCTAGTGTTTCGGATCATATGAGTAATTGCTCGATCCTGCGCTCGTCAACCCCTCTCGGCTTTCGTGTTGTCTCCGATAACGAGGCACTCATGGTCGAGAGAGAACATGCAACCCTGTTTGAGATGCAATCCACCCTCCCCGAGGAACTTCGCGAAACCACTTTAGATGGCGGACACGAAACCGCGTCAGATAGTTCAAGCCTATCTGATGAGGTCCTCACAAACCTTGAAATCATCCAGCATGTCTGGTTCACCCACAAAAACGATCCCGACCTTTCCTTTCGTTCTCTTCTTCTTTCTTTTCTCGAGTACTCAAAAAATTACAAAATCCAAAAAAAAGATCAAAATTACATCACGAGCCAACTTTATGTTGCCTTCGTTGATCAAGAAAAACACAAAAACATTGAAAAAATTACAAAATTCCAAAAACAGTCCTTTGCCTCCCATCTCATTACCCCTGAGTATGTAGATGCTTGTTCCAACTTCAATGTTCAGAACGATCTCTACCGCTCCATCCGTGCTTTCCTTTCTGGGAAAGTTGCCATTTCACATGGTATGGTCAATCAAATTCAGATTTCCCTCATGCGTTTGCCTTACGTCGCCACTTCATTCTCACGCGCGATGTTAAGTGCTGAACAGCTTTCTGGCCTTTCTGAAGTTTCAAATTTGAGTGACCGCAACGCCAAAGACATTGAGTTTATACTCAATGACTTTTTGAACGTTGACACCCCGCCCGTTTTGCGTGCTGTTATCGACGATACTATTCGCGTTTTACGCAATCGTATCCGTCTTCACAACGTGCTTACGGATCTCAATACACATGTTCAAAGTGGCTTCACTGTTGAACCTGTTGTTCGTTCTCAAGCTCGCAACGACTTTGACACTGTCGTTGATGATTTTGAACCTGAGTGTTCTACACAAATGTTCAAAGCCATTTCAAGTGTCGTCAGCGCAGTTGGCAATTCTGGAGAGACCGTTGAATCCATTCAAAGTCTCACCAAGAGTGCCGAAACGCTTGTCCCAAGGCTTCACGATCTTATTGATACTATTGAGAGTTCATCTGTTGGCGTTGATCAATTGACCAACGCTGGCGCTGACGCCTTCAAGAGTATTGATGGTTCTTTCTCAATGCTGAATGCTGCTCCGGAGTCGCTACAGAAGTTCTTCCTGGAATCTGTTTCGACCTATGGTTCTATTCTCATTCCTCTCTTGACAGTTGTGTTGTGTATTCACTACCAACACACGAGGAGTGAGAGCATTCGTCTCTTCCTCACGTTCATTCTGACTTGCGCTGTCATTTATCCCTTCAGTGCTCAAGTCTCATCTGTGATTCGAAGTTTTACTACTTCTGAGTCTTCAGTGCAATCTGGATCACTTCTCACTTCTCTTGCAGTTCTGGCCTACACTAGTGTTGGCATTGACTGCTCTGATAATGAGAAAATGATAAAAGATTTTGTGAACGTGCTGCAGAAGATCCCTCGGGCTTCTGATGGTTTTGACAAAGTGCTTGATTCACTTCGCACTCTTGCCGGATATCTCCTACGTTTCACAAGTAGGAATGTCTCAGATGCCGTTTTCAGTCTTTGTTGCGGAGATCAAGATACTGATTTCACAGCTTTTACTGCGGATGTTGATAAGATATCTCTTGAGAGCCGCACTGGTCTTCAGATCACTCAGAAGAACAGATGTCGTATTAACGACTTGATTCACAAAGGAGAAGTTCTCCTTGTGAATATGAGTCGTCTCAAGAAAAATCTTGAGGGTAGCTACATTTCCAGATTGATTACTGATCTGAAGAAAATTCAAGCAGCCTTGTCAGATAAAGCTGATGGGAAACCTCCTGTTAGGAGGGAACCTGTTGGCTTCCTTCTCAGGGGTGCTTCCGGTGTTGGAAAATCTTCAGCTATGGAGATTCTCTACAAGAGCATCCTGTACAAGGTGCTTCCCAAAGATGACTACTCCGCTTTTGAGCAGGACCACCGCAATGCCTTGTACGTTCGTACAACCCAGAGTTTCTGGGAAGGATATCGCAACACTACTGAAATCGTCTTCTTCGATGATTTCATGCAGATTCGCGATGTTGTTGGTGGTGCCTCACAAGCCTCAGAAGTCATCGCCCTCGTCAACGTTGCTCCCTGTCCTCTTGACATGGCCTTTGAACAAAAAGGCACAGTCTTTGCGGAACCCGGCTTTGTTTTTGCTACCACAAATTCAACCCGATTCCGTTCAGAAGCAATTGAGAGTCCAGGAGCTTTAGCTCGTCGGTTTCATATACAGTACAAAGTCACTGTGAAGCCTGAGTTTGCGTTGCCTGATGGACGTTACCGTGTTGAGAAGGGTCAATCAGTTGACGTCTCACATTGGGACTTCCATGTCCAGAAGTCTGATTCACACGGCATGGTCGAAGATACTGGTGTTACGCATACCTTCGACCAAGTCGTGGCTGAGATTCTTGCTCAGTATGAGCTCCATGGAGAGAAGCGCAACCAAATGGTTGAGGCTACATCCTTGTATATGCAAAAGATGAAAGCTTCAACACTTGGTTGGGATGATCTTCCCGATGAACCTCTTGTGGACATGACTCCCTGCGACAATCTCCGCACTGTGAAGGACGTCTACGACTCTCTCACAGGTCTCGACTGGTCTTATAACTCTGTTTATGAGCAGCTCGAGATTGCGAAGAAGCTTGATGTTCTGGAAAAGAGCAAGGCGTGGTTCAAACAACGCCTTGAGTGTGGAACATCTTTCTTCGAGAAGCACTTTGATCCTCGTCTACCACCAAAAGACTTGGGCATCAATGTTTCTCTTCTTTCCTCAGCGGCAAACTCGATGACCAATCCATTTTTCGTAAAGTTGAAACTCTTTATGAGTTTCCTCCGCGACAATGCTTTGCTTGTCAGTGCCGTTGTTGCGGCTGGCGGTTTGTTTGCAGTACATCGTTCTATTCGGAACGAGACTGCAACAAACACATCACAATCCTCAGTTGATGGGCGAAATGCTGTACCACAAAAGCATTTCATAAATCAACGGCAGCCTAGACTGTCTGATCTGAGAGCTTCCGATGTCCAAATCAATTCTGATCAAATTGAAATTGGTGTTTCTCAGATTCGTAATCACTATTACTCTGTTTCTAGTGATTTTTCCTCGTCTGCTGCAGGGTATGCAACTTCCATCGGTGGAAAGTTTTTCATGATGCCGAACCATTTCCTTCATGAAATACATGCAACCCACAAACAGGCTGGTCGCAGCCAAAAAGAGATTGAAGCTCTTAATATCATCTTCACCAAGATTGTTCCTGAGAACAATCCTGATCCTGAAGATGTTATTAAGATACCCTTCGGTGTTCTTCGTGACCAAGCCAATGATGATTTACATGCACAGGATTGTCTTGTATTCATCCTTCCCTGCCGGGATAAACCAAAATTACTGCAACATTTCATGACGAATGAACAGAAAGCTAGTCTTTCTTTCAATGTCATGTTTAAGGTTTCAGGATCCTTGGTTGGACCCACGGTCGAGAAACATTTCAGAGATGGTGTTCCAATACACAATCTCTGGGCAAACTCCAAGTCTGGACCTCTCTCTTTTGAACAAGTGATCAAATATTACCTCAACACCACTAGTGGTGATTGTGGTCTTTTGACGCTTGGTACTGAAAAGTACGTCGGGAAGATTATGACCATGCACAGTGCTGGAAATTCCATGTACGGCTTTGGCGGAATCCTCACGAGAGAGATGTTACAAGCTGTTGTTGACAAGATGCAGGGCAAACAGCCTGTTGTCGAAGTCATTGACAGTTTGAGGCTCATCAAGCCGAGTCATAGTGTGAACAAGAAGTCGACGCTTGTTCTCACTCAATCAGCTTGTATGCCGTGCGAAGTAAAAACCGCACCTGCAGACTTGTCCCAAGAAGCATATGACATAGCCATTTCCAAGTACTTGGAAGGTGTGTATGTGTCTGCCGATTTGAAGTTGGTTGAGGCATGTGCCTCACAACTTCTCGATGATCTTGTTTTTGAGAGCAGAGAGGCTCGTCCCAGAGTCTTTGAATTTGAAGAAGCATGTTTTGGAATACCTGACTGCAACTTCGAAGCCCTTTCTGCTTCAACTTCCGCTGGTTTTCCCTTTAATAACATGGGTTATAAAGGCAAGACCAAGTACTTCAAGGACGGGAAATTCACCACCCGAGCTCCTGAGCTCGCCGATTGTGTTCAAAGAACAATCGACGCTGCTGCTGAAGGTCATCTTGTTCCTATCATTGTTCAGGACCACCTGAAAGATGAAAGGAGACCCCTTGCGAAAGTAAAATTAAAGAGCACACGCCTTATAAGCGCGTCCCCTTTACATTCTACGATTGCCTTCAGGATGTACTTCGGAGCTTTTGCTGAGTTTTTGAACTCAAACAAGATTGCCAATGGGTGTGCTATGGGTGTTAATCCATATAGTACCGATGTTGACGGTCTTGTCCAGACGCTTTTACAGAAAGCGCTCGACCCCAATTCTTGTAGATTTGGGGCCGGTGATTACAGTGGCTTTGATCGTTCTGAAGTCCCCGAAATTCACCAGATCATATATCGCATCATTGAAAAATGGTATGGCGATTGTGATCCCGCTGATGCCCTTGTCAGGGCCACTTTGTGGAGGAGCGTCTCAAGTTCCCTTCACATGTGGAAAGACAAGGTCACTGAGTGGAAGACCAGCCTACCAAGTGGTCATCCACTGACAACCATCATCAATTGCATGTACAATTTGTTAGCTTTCAGATACTGTTGGCTACGGTTGCATGACAACAATCTTGGTTGTCTCCCCGCATTCAAGCACCACATTTATGTGATTGTGCTTGGAGATGATAATCTGTTTGCGGTTACCCCGTCATACGAGAAAGTGTTCACTGAGTTGAACATTTCCCCTTTTATGGCAGAACTTGGCCTTTCTTATACCAATGATAAGAAGACAGTTCACACCGATGGTCTACGTACCCTTTGGGAAGTTTCCTTCCTGAAGCGAACTTTTAGGCCACACGATACCTTGTCAAACGCCTGGCTCATGCCCTTAGATCTACAAGTCGTCCTTGAGACGACCTGTTGGTCGAAGGCAGGAGACACCATGAACATCGCCAGATCCAATGCCGATTTTGCTCTTCGTGAGCTCACTCTGCATGGAGAGGAAGTGTTCAATGTGTATTCCAGGAAGATCGCATTGCATCACCAGGACCTCGGGTCAGGGTGGAAGCCAGCGGTTTCAAGTTACTCCGTTCTGAAGGACATTGTCCGTCAGAGCGCGGGTTTCTTGTAAACCCCCCCCCACCCTATGGGGTACGCGTCGTCGACGTGCTCCATATTAAAACACCCTCAGTTTGGAATCCGAGGTTAGACGCTTCCCGAGAAACTATTAGCGGTAGCTATCGTATTATACTCATTGGCACGGCAATGAGTTACGCTTCACGTGCATGCTGTGTGGACTTGCTTGCTCACTTTGTAGGAAAAATTGTCAGTTCTCAATACAAGGTGTTCGCGCACACAGTTCCTAGCCTATTTAGGCTTACTGCTCAGGATGGGAGAGTGGCAGCCCCACTGTTATCCAGAGCACCTGACTATGCAGTCAAGATTGAGTTATCTTGGTTGTTAAATACCCAACTCACCGAAATTATATCCTCGGACAGTACCCAAGTCGTACTGGAGCAGTCTGGCTCAAATCAGATAGTGTCTACTCTTTCAACGGAGCAAGGCACCACCACTTTCGTCAATGACTTAAGTGTCCTGCGTTCAACAAGGGACATGTCGACTTCAATGTTGGCTCCCTTGTACAAGACTGTTGGTCAGTCGGGCTCGCAAGATATTATAGACTTCCTCAAGAAGCCTTTCCGTCTTGCTGCTGGTTCTTTTGCAACCACCGACTCCACCAATCTTGGAACGTACTCACTGCCTCACGCCATGATATCAAACGCCAACAATCCTGTGGCTTACCACAAGATTCTTGGTGCTTATATGATGCGTGCTGATATTGTGCTCACGCTCACTATCAACGCAGTGCGTTTCCAGCAGGGTCGCTATATTCTTGCTTTTTGCCCTTCTGGAGGTGCTCCTACTTCCAGTAATGCATATACTGCATTTTATCGCGCCCATGCTTGCAACCTCATGCAAGTCTCCCAGCTTCCTCACGTGGAGATTGACATTTGTGGACAGACTTCTGTCCAACTTGTTATTCCCTACAGTTCAGCAAAGACCCACTACAAGCTATCGACTCTCACCGATTACGCTTCAGCCGGTTATTGTTGGATTCAGCCTTACTCGGCTTTAGTCGCTGGAAGTGGTCCAACATCGGTCCCTTATACCCTTTGGGCCAACTTTGACAACATTGAGCTCACTGGAGCCACAGTTGTCCAATCTGGCTTCAAAGCGAAGTCTGTTTCTGAGAAAGAACAGTCTTCTGCAGGTGTTGGACCCGTTTCTGGCATGTTGGCACGCATTTCAAAGGCCTCTGGCATTCTTGCTGAAGTTCCTCTGCTTGCGTCCGTTGCATCTCCTCTCAGCTGGGCTGCCGAGATTCTTTCTCGTTCAGCCAAAGCTCTTGGGTTTTCTAAACCCATTGTTCTCAATCTCCCGAACCGTGTTCATCGTTCTGCCATTGCCTACCCCGCAAATGGTGACGGTTCATCTACTGCTCAACCTCTTGGTCTCTGTTCTACCAATGAGGTCACTGTTTATTCCGGTGCTGGCGCTACTGCTATTGATGAAATGTCTATTGATTTCATCAAGCAGCAGTATGCTTACTATGCCACTTACACCTGGACGACAAGCAATAGTGCTGGAGATTCTCTTTTCTCTCTTGCCTCCAATCCACTTGTGTACTACACTGCAACTGCGAACTATTACACGTTCGCTCCTGTACGTTTCCTTGCCAATAGCTTCCGCTATTGGCGTGGTGGTCTCAAGTTCCGTTTCAAGCTCGTTAAAACCGAGTTTCATAGCGGTCGCTTGGTGGTCTCTTTTGTGCCCTGGCAGCTCTACGAGTCAGGTGCACTCACTGCAACTCTGGCCAATACTGACTATGTTCATCGTGACATCATCGATATCAGGACTACTTCTGAGTTCGAGATTTGCACTCCATATGTCAGCAATGACCTTTATCAGTTTTCTGATAACGGTTATGTTCCCGGCTACCTCGTCATGCATGTGTTGGATCCTCTAGTCGCGCCTTCTAGCGTGAGCTCTTCGATCTCAATCTTGCTTGAGGTGGGTGGAAACTCTGACCTTGAGTTCGCTGTCCCAGCTGGAGAAGACTGGGACGTTTTCATTCCCCCGGTCGTACAGAGTGGTTTCTCTGTTTTCCCATGTTCCGATATGGGCACCGATTCTTCCTCCCTCATCCCCTCTTCTGTTGCCATTGGAGAGAAGGTTGAGTCCATCAGACAGCTTTTGAAGCGTGTTGACTGGCGCAAGCCCGTCACCACAATTCCGACAGCTACTGCTGGTCAAACCCTGAAGGTTTACCCCTTCATGATCAACAATACCATGCAATTTGGTAGCGCTGTAGGCAACATTTACAAAGGATCGTATCACACGGACAACTATTCAAAGTGGTCTTTGTGTTACTCTCTGGCGTCCGGTGGTGTGAGGCTTCTTTTTAGTCCCATGGCCACCACGACATCAACGTACACTCATGTTTTCATGGACGTTGATTCCACCATTACTGCACCACCCGATGTTTCCACCTATAACACGGCTGATGTAGCTCAAAACTGCACTTTCGCACCCGTCAATTTGAACGTTGATGGCTACGTAAATGTGCAGATCCCGGCCTATAATCGGCTGGTTGCTCGACCTGTTTGCACCACAATCACCAATCCCACGGTGGCTGTTGCTTGGCCAGCGAGCAACCCTAGCTCCGTTGAGGGCGCGAATTTACTTCGTGTCACCATCAGAGCTCAGGATTATTCGTCGTCGTCCACGGACTCGTATCAGTGGTATCGCTCAGTTGCTGACGATTTTAATCTCAGCATGTGGTGCGGTACTGTTCCTATGATTCCGCCCGGAACACACATTCCTTAAATGGAAAAGACACGATCTAGCAATGTTGCAGGTTTGTTGTTTGTTGAATTATCCCAACCCCCTGTGTTCACGGGAGGGGATGATGTATGTGTCTTGTTTGTTTCGAAGATTTTCCTTTATAAGGTTCAATATCGTAAGTTGATTGTAGTCGGGTTGTTCCATTCCCCTACTGCAATTTAGCTGTTTCCCACGATATTATTCCAAGGATTCGGTTGAAAGCTCCGCG